CACCCTTGCAGTTTGGGCTGAGTGACGAGGCTCTGCAAAAAGAGCTGCATTCGTATGCCGCTGCACTACGTCAGGAATTCGAGCTTAGCCAGTCCAAACAGAAGGATGAGGAAAATTCCACGAATGTCGAGAGATACACAAGAGACTTCTTCAAGAAGAATCTCGCGCATGCCGCAGCTCAGATCGTGTGGCTATCTTCGAACTCTACTAGCGATAGCATCAGGCTCAAGGCCAGCCAGTTTATCGTGAAAGAGGCACTTGCCGCATCTGTGAATGACGGCGATCCTATCAGTGAATTGCTGCGTTCCCTACAAACCCCGACGCAGCCTGCTGTCCACTCAGTACCCCCATACCCCACGAACTAAGTAATATCCTGAAAACCGCAGTCCCCCAAGCCGAACCAGGTATCTCAGATGTAAAGCTTTACGAGAAGCTGAATTTTACGCCGCATTCAACTGGCCAGTCTGAATACCTGTATAGCAAAGCTAGATTCAACATTCCGTGTTGCGGCCGGCGATATGGTAAGTCAATTGTCGCTGGCCACCGCATGACTCACAAATCTTTTGTGCCCGATTCAATCAATTGGATCGTGGGTACATCGTATCGGATTGGCGAAAAAGAGTTTAGAGTCGTCTGGAATGACTATCAAACGCTGGGGATCCTCAGGTATTGTCGCAAGGCTTACAGCCAACACCAGGGAGACATGTATATCCGTACTCCCTGGAATGCACTGATTCTGGTCGTGTCGGCTGATAACCAAGATAGCCTACTCGGGGAGGGCTTGAGTCACGCAATCCTAAGTGAGTCAGCTCGGCACGACCGGAGTATCTGGGAGCAATATATTGAACCGGCATTGTCTGACCTAAAAGGCAGTTGCGACTTTCCGAGTACGCCCAAGGGCTACAACTGGTTCCACGGTATGTGGATGCTTGGCCAGGAGTCGGGAATGTTCGGCAACAAGTTCGATGCTGGTGTCAAACAACTGACTGCCTACCGTAGCTGGCAATTCCCTACGTGGGAGAATCTCGCACGTTTCCCAGGTGGGTACGAAGATCCAGAGATTCAGCGGGTCAAGGCCGTGACCAGCAGGCATTGGTTTGACCAGGAATACGGTGCCATGTTCACTTCGATGACTGGCGCCATCTACGAGGAGTTCAGTGAAACCAAGCATGTCATACAAGCAGCCGATTACAGTTACCGTCCAGACTGGTCAAACTTCCTTGCCTTTGACTATGGATTTGCAAATCCCTTTGTATGTCTCGATATTCAAGTTGACCCTGCGACTGACACGGCATACGTGTGGAGAGAATACTACGAGACACAACGAGCAACAATGGAGCATGGATGGGCACTACTCAATCGTGAGAACCCGTCAGGATATCATGTAGATGGTATGTGGGGCGATCCGCGCGGCGCCGACGAGGCTGCTACTTTGTCGCAAATCATTGGTTTCGTGGGTTTCGATGATGTGCGGTGGAAGCTGGCTGTGGAACAGATCAAGAGAATGTTGAAACAAGATCCTCCGAAGCTATTCGTCACGACCGCGTGCCCTAACCTGATTCGACAAATGTTGAAATTGCATGTGAAGGAACAGGGGAAGAACACTAAGTTCGACCTTCAGGAACAAACGGGAGATGGCAATATTCAGCATAAGGTGGATGACCACGCGGCGGATGCTCTCCGTTACTTTATTGGCCCATACTTCGTCGCAGGGGCAGATAGTCACCTTACGGATATCTACGGCGAGAACTACAAGGGAAGTGAGTCTGAGGATTTCTTCAAGCTCAACACCAAGGTAGTAATGGATGATGTGTTCACCATTGGTAACCCATATGGTACATAATCCCCACCCCTGTGCTGCTCTTGGAATAAAGGGGCGCGATTTTGTGGAATCCATTTAGATCCAACAAATCTAGGAAATTCGCCGCTTCTGGTAATACTGACGAATCACCGGGTTTGCCGGTAGCCGAGTCTGGCGGTAAACGTATACCGCGTCATGCTGCTACCGGGACTAGTTATACTGCGACAGGAATCGGCGATGATCTAATAGTTCAACCCGACTTGAATCAGGAGCTTGGCTCTGCTCAGCCTGTAAAGATCATCGAGATTGTTCCTGAGCTTACTAGCGCATACTCGCGGCTCAGGACATACACATACATGATGAATGACGCCGGCGTGGATGTTTCCATGCGTGCCGTCAAGACTCCTGTGTTGGGTGCCGACTTCTATATGGATCCTTACAGTAATGCACCAATCGACGTGGAGATTGCGGAATTCATTGAGGATAATCTAGTCGATGGGATGACTTCTCCGTTCGCTAACTCGCTTGAGGATATCTTGCACTTTTTCGAGGACGGCTACGCTGTCTTGGAGAAAGTGTACGAATTACGAGAGTGGAGTCCGCCGGGACGTAAGAACACCAAGCAGTATACGATGCTCAAGAAGCTTGGCGTACGTCCTCCATCAACTATCGGAACCATAAACTACGATGACAACGGGGAAGTCGTCAGCATTATTCAATCGGCTATTCGCGCGGACAAATCTAGCGAGAATGTTACGATCGATTCGAGTAAGCTGCTATTCTACACGTTCGGACGTACGGGTGGAGATCTCACTGGCCGTAGCCTACTCAGGACGGCTTACCCACATTGGTACTACAAGACGCACTTCTACAAGATCGATGCAATTCAGAAGGAGCGGCATAGTCTTGGAATACCAAAGGGAATACTCAAACCTGGATTTACTCAGCAAGACAAAACAGTCCTGAGGAATCTGCTCAAGAACCTCCGCACGAATGAGGAAGCTTTCATGCTTCTTGTGCCTAACGTAGATGTTGAGTTTGCTCAAGTCCACGGGAATATGGTAGATGCACTCGAATCAGCGCAGCACCACAATACGATGATCCTGCTAAATGTCATGGCTGAGTTTCTTGCCATTGGATTCAAAGGATCGTCGGGTAGTCGAGCTTCGGGTGCGGTTCAATCCGACACGTATCTGAAAGCTCTCAAACATGTGGCTCATTATATCTGTGATGTAGTGAACATGTATTTGATTCCGGAACTCGTAGTCTGGAACTACCCGACGAAAAACTTTCCCAAGTTAAAAGCAAGGAACATTGGTGAGACTAAGGATCTACAGATGCTGGGTAGTGCGCTTAGTAACCTCATTGCCCAAGATGGCATCACGATGGATCAGCCTACCGAGGATTGGATCAGGCAAACGTTTGATATGCCTAAAAAGCAGCCTGATGCACCTGGTCAACGTGTTCCGACGAGAGAGCAAATCTTGGTGCAAGGCTCTGTTGCGCCCGGTGGTAATGGAGTACCAGTGGCAGCATCTCCGTCAGCTACACCAACAAATGGTAAAGCAGCGCCACAAAAAGGAAATGTCTCAGTTGCCGGTAGAGCAGGATCGGGAAATGTCAACAAGCCTGCAAGCGGGCCTGAGTAAGCCCCGCAAAAGACATTTTTCAGAAGGCACCTACTTCACTCATTTTGAGCGTCTGTACTACATCGCCAGTGTGGATATACCGAAGAAAATGTACCTCGTGGAGAACTGTCAGACATTGGTAACTCAATGGATGACAGCAGAGTTCCTTCAAGCAATAGCAAAGGGGGTGAAAATTATAGATGCTAGAGACAGCTCTGATTCAAGTACCCGATAACGCTACTGAGGAACTAGGCTCATCGCAGGAAAATGCAATGTGGATCGAAGCCCTGCCTGCGCGTGTTTACACAACGCCACAGTATGGTGAAGTTCCTGTGACTACCGATAAGTTGCAGCGTATGATCGCTAACTTCAACGCCGGCGTTCGTGGGCAAGATATTGCTACCGATTTTGAGCACGGTTCCGATACTGCCAAAGGAAAACAAGCTTCTGGCTGGTATAAGGATTTCGAGCTTCGTCCATCTACAGATGATCCTGAGCAGCAGAGTTTGTGGGCGAAGGTCGAGTTTACTGACGATGCCAAGAAAGAAATCGCTGAGAAAAAGTGGAAGTATTGGTCGCTGGAATGGGACGATGAGTATTTCGTCAACGATAGTGGCGAGACTGTCCAGGATGTTATCATTGGCGGTGGGCTCACAAATCGGCCTGTTGCCAAGCGTACCATGCCTATCAACTTCTCCGAGGATTTGTGGAACGAGCTGGATTCAGACACACAGAAGGAATTCGCGGTCTGGACTACCAAGTACGTGAATAGCCTGCCTAACTCAGCTTTCCTATATGTCGAGCCCGGCTCAGATACCAACAAGTCCAAGCGTCACCTGCCGTACAAGGACTCTAGCGGGAAGATTGACTTGCCTCACTTGCGTAACGCGATTGCCCGTATCCCACAGATGAAGGGCATTTCAGCAGACTTGAAGGCACGGCTGCAAGCCAAAGCACGTAGGCTGCTTGCTGGAACTTCAAAGGCTGCATCAGAAAGCCAGGATGTTCAGGATGCCTATGAAATGCTGCTTGAGGCTGGTTTCGAAATTGCGTACAGTGAGCATCCTTATGAGCGTGGTGATCCTGGTACAGGCCCAGCGCCTGTGTATTCTCAGCCTGAGGATCCACAACCCGATCCTGGTACTGGTCGATTCATTCCGCGTGTCTCGACTAATCCCACTAAGGACAAGGCTATTGGTGGTACATGGCGTCGTGATCCTCTGCCGCGCAGCATCACTGGTGAACCAACCGATGTTAGTGTGCTGGACATGATGCCTAAGCCTGGTGCTAATGGCCCGGTCAAATATGCAGAAGGAGGTGGAAAATTGAATTGGGAAGAGCTAGCAAAGCTTCTTGGCATCTCTACTGAAGGCGTAGACTTCGAGGATGAGGAGCAGGTCAAGACTTTCAGTGAGAAGATCACAGAGAAGGTCACAACTGTTTTCTCCGAGAACAAGGCTCTCAAGGTAACTGTGAGTGCGTCTAGCGAAGAGAAGCAGTTTGCTGAGCAGTTTCCTCACATGTACGCACAACATCAGCAGATGATCGAGCGTGACCGCACTGCCAATGCCCATTCGTTTGCTGAGTCAGTCAAGACTGTCAAGCGTCCCGAAGGCGACAAGATGCTGCCTACCACTTCTGGCTTGTCCGCGCTAGCGATGGACAAGATCAGTGAGGTGCATAAGAAGTTCGCCGAGGGCAACGTGACATTGGCTGACTTCGAGGAGGCCATCAAGACTGTCGTGCATGGCGGTATTGTGCAGTATGGCGAGAATGGCAGTTCTTTCAAGCCTGCCGATGAGGGCTTTACGTTGGATACAAGGTCGATGGGTGGCCTGCAATCTGCACGTAAGCTGTTTGCTGAGAAGATCGCAGAAGTCCAGAACGAGCACAAGGATGATGCGAACTTCACGTTCCAGATGGCAATCTCAGAAGCTGGCAGGAAGCATCCTGATCTGTTGGATGCTTATCAAATGGCGGCTCCCAACTAGAAAGGGGGTGACTGTAAATGGCATGGGGAAACTTCCTACTCGATATCGGCATGGATGTATCGCCTGGGAATGCGATCACCAAGTTCTATGCCGTCAAGTATGATGCAGCTCTTGCTACTGAACATTGTATTCCCATCGCCGCGAACTCTGATGTAATCGCGGGTTTCTCACAGTTCGGCGTCACCCTGCAAGACCTCAACAGAGGTAAGGGTGCAACCGTGCGTGTGCATGGTGTAACAGAGGCAGTAGCAGTAGGAGCAATTCCGTTGGGTAGCCTTGTAACGTTGGAGGCTGATGGTCGTGTGAGTGCTCTCGTAGCTGCGAGTGGCAAGCGGATCGTCGGTAAATGCGTTGGTGTTCCAGCAGTAAATGCTGGTGATCGCCTTTCGCTGCTTATCAATCCCTACGGTGGCGTCGCTTAGAAAGGTGGTGAGATTGAATGTACGATCCTAGTGGTCTATATATCGACCCGGTACTCAGTACGTTTTCCGTCTCGCTGCCTATGCAGCAACAGTATTACGGAATTCGTCTTATGCCGGAAACGCCTGTCCGTACACAGTCTGGTAACTATCGTATCTACGATCGCTCCGACTGGCTGATTACAGAAGATAGGCGTGAGCCTGGTGCCGTTGCTCACGAAGTCGTGGGATTCAAGTGGTCTACGGATTACTTCAATACCCGTGAGCATTCGCTACAGGTGCCGATCTTCGATGAAGAGCGTCAACAGCTGTACAGTCTCGGTGGTCTTGCAGATCCCGTATTCGGCGGTGTGCAGGTTCTCGATCCTGAGCAAAATGCAGTTGATAAGATCGTTCGATCGATCTTTATCAATCATGAGAACAAGGTCGCGACCCTGCTTCGCAATACTGCAAACTATCCGGTCAACAACACAGTAACACTGTCGGGTGCATCACAGTGGGATCAATACACTGGTGGTACATATCCGTATGTCACGTCAGATCCTATCACGAATATCCTGACTGCGATGCGCGCTGTGTATAGTGCCACGTTCCGCTGGCCTAATACGCTTGCGATTCCTACTCAGGGTCTTTCGTTCCTGGAGAATCACCCGCGCATCATCGATCGTTTCAAGTATTTCTCTCTTACGCAGCCTGGTGCATTCCAAGCAATCACAGGCTTCGAGGGTCAGGTCGTTCTACTTGATTCGATGTACAACTCAGCGAACAACCTGGATGCATCAATCAACCTCCAATGGTTCTGGGGTAAGGATGTTTGGATTGGTATTGTCGATCCTGCTCTGACGATGAATACCCAGACATTCGGTAAAACCTTCGCTCAGATCTATCCTGATGGTTCCACACGTCCGACTGAGCGTTGGCGTGAGGAATCTCGTAAGGCGGATATAGTTCGCACGAACTTCAAGTATGACTTGAAGATCACGTCTGCTGGTGCCGGATATCTCATCAAGAACGCATTCAGCGCAACTGCATGGTAGGAGGTGAGATAAATGGCAGATCATTACGCATGGTCAAACTTTCAGGCTGATTATGATGAGGAAAAGCGCCAGTTTACCAAGAAAATCAAGCCTGGCGATGAAGTAAGTCAAGCTGATCTTGGTGTGGATGACGATGAGTGGGAGTCGCTCGTCGAAAGTGGTGCTGTACGTGAGCAGGAGTATCCTGAGGCTGTAGCATCAGGTGAGTATCCTGATTCTCCCAACAAGTATTTCACGGAGCAGATGCAAAAGGCTGCTGAGGGAGCGTTGTCTGGTGATGAAGTCAAGGAGTTGAAGTCTGCTGGCATGCTGCCTCAAGAAGCCGAAGAACCCGCTGCTCCTAAAGGAACCGCAACAGGAACCGCAACCACAGCAAAGAAATGAGCACCAATGGTGAGTCACCACAGCTTGTGGGGGTGCAGTTGTGGTGACTCCCAATCTCGTGCGTACTGGTATTACTGTAGTGGGTCACGGTGGAAGAATTGTTATCAGCAGCCCACCATCTGTAGAGGATTATATGTTAGTCACGATTGATATCACCAATGCACAACTGCTAACCATTGACACCTCCCCTGTGCAGGTTGTTGATCCAGTGGCCGGAAAAATCATTTGGCCGCTTGCTGCATTTTTCATGGTTGGCGCAGGTACGAAGCCTTGGGCTGGTGGTTCTAATATCTTGCTGACGACAACTCAGATGGCTGTCAATGGTTATGCTTGGGTCGAGTTTGACACTGGTTGGAGTGTTAGTGGCCTAACTGGGTTCGTGAGCACACCGCTATATAATGGCGGAACACCTGCTCCGGCTACTATTGTAGGTCAAGCGTTGGTTTTGGATGTGAGCCACTTTAGTACGCCGGTTCCGCCTACTGGTGGTGACGCAGGTGCTACATGTACGGTGGCTTACGAGGTAGTTGATTCAGTGTGAAGGTCATAGTATCATTCAAGCAGTATGAACTGCCGCCTAGGTTTGACGGTCAGCAGTGGACTAAGATACGAATTGAGGAAGCTACAGCTGAGGATGGCCCGTGGACTCTCATTGATACGCAGAACGTCGATCCCACGATCAATCCTGCGCATCCCGAGCCTATCAATTTCACCACTGAACTGGCTACCTTGCAGCCCGGGTTTGGCTGGTATCGTGTCACATATGTCGATCTAAGCGGGGATACGCAGGTTACGGAGCCTGTGTTCAATGCAGGCCCTATTGAGATTCTCTGCACTATCGATGATGTCAATGCTCACTTCGATCGTGATGTGCTGACTGCGGATGCCGACAATACTCAGCTTCCACAAGTATGGGCATCTAGGCTAATCAAGGGATATCTAGCGCGTATCATCGATCCCGTGGCTCTCGCTAGTTGGGCTAGTCCTGATGTAACGCCCGATATTATACGTGAGGTTGCAGCGTTCTTTGTCGCGAGTCAGGTGTATGTCAACTATGCGATGCGGACGACGGTAATTCTTGAGAATCTCAGCTTCGGGCAAAAGATGTACGACGATGGAATGGCCCTTCTGAATGGTATCCTGGACGGCACAATTCCCATCATTGATCCTGGTACTGGTAAGCCTATCGGTACAACCAATCCCGATGAGATGGAAGAAGGACTCGACTACTTTCCGATAGACGACACGGATCGTGCATTCACAATGAGTCAACCGTTCTAGATGCCGACCTACTACGTAAAGACTTTCGGTGCTTCGATTCTGATAGATCGTATGGATCTTAGCGCACGCCAGGTGAATACTCTGAGCACCGTGTTTCAAAGAGTTCTCGGAGATATGAGAACGATCACTGAGGAACAGATTACTACGATGGGCGCGCGTGGCGGTGATAGGTGGCCTATGCTGGATGCTGATACTTTCAGGAAGAAAGGCAATTGGAGACTTCTGTATACTACCGGATCTAAGTCGAAGTATGACAGAATCGATAGCGATGCGCTAGTCAGAAGCGTCACGAAAAGAAATGCCAAGTATTCTATCCAGCGTGCCACGAAGACGGGGTTTGAGTTTGGTACAAGGCGTCCATATGCTTACGTGCATCAGCACGGATCGGCAAGAAGAAACATCCCGGCTAGACCGTTTCTGCGTGTCTTGCCGTCGGATGTAACTAGATGGGATAGCTGGGTTGCTCAATATCTTGTGCTCCCATTCAAGGATCCTCTACCCGAAAAAGCGGATTAGCATCTTTGAGTAACTACGTATCGGGAACGCCGCAGATTAGCTCGAAGTTCGGGAGGATACTGTCTGCCGCACAAGTCGAGGATGAAGCGACTACTTCATTGAAGAAATGGTTTCCGACTTATCTGGCCGACCAAGAACGCGAAATGGGTATGCGTGTGAATAGTTTGCCCAATCCCACGAACTTCATCAATCGCAATTCTTTCGATACTCTCGAACCTGAGCCGCTTCCCAAAGTTGTGGTGATATCCGAGGGTTTGGCTAGTCAGCCCACGAAATATGGGCGTGGACAGTATCGAGCAATGTGGAACCTTCAAGTAGGTGTGGCAATGTCTGCTAAGGACGAAGAAACCAGTAACAGAATGGTCAAGGGATACGGCGCCGCTGTTAGAGGTATCATCGTTCAGAAGATGCGAGAAGACTCATCGCTTCCGATTGCGAATGTGGTCTGGACTGATGAGCGATATGTCGATCTACCTATCGCCAATCAGATCATGTTGTTCAAGGCCGCACAACTCAGCTTCTTGGTTGATATCGAGGATGTTGTGAGTTCCTGGAGAGGCCCGCCTGTCCCGCTTGTAACTGCTGATCCAAATTGGGGTGAAGTTGCAACTGTCGATGTTGTGCTTGATAAGATTAAAATAGATGAAACTCCATGAGAGGGGGTGAACATGCCATCGACACCAAAGAAGGAGAGTACAGCGGCACAACTATCGGGTACTAATGCAGAGGATGATGCAGCAGCTGTGCCGCATGCAGATCGTCCTACTGGCTTGCAGGTGTATCGTTGGATCGGTACATATGCACATGAGTTCCCCGGCCCCAATGAAACAACTCCGTACGCGGCTCCCGGTGATTACGTGG